CAGTGGCACTCGCAGAAGGACCAGCGATATTAGTATTACTAGGTGCATTAGCTAATGCTGGTGTCACCCACAAACTTACTGCGTAAATACCGATATAGAGTTTGTTTTTGATTCCGTTTCTGTAGTTCGATCTATCCATGTTTCTTTCGCAATTCCAGGACCGAGGTATGTTTCACTAAACTGGAATGGCGCACCTTGAGTCATGATGGTGTAGTTCGCTCCTGGGGCTGGATTCCCTGGAATGTTTATGTTTGTGCCAGTTACAGTATAAGACGTGCCAGTTGTATATTCAGTCTGACGAATAGTTTCTACGATTTTTGTAGTTGATGTAGTTTCTGCTGTGATAGTGCCCCTAGTAAAGTTAGGAACAACCGTATTAGCCATGACAGGAGTACAAATGACTCCCGTTGCCAAAAGCAAGGCGGGAGTTATATGTTTCATTTGAATACACTCAACTCAATGGTTCTTTGACCAGTAGCACTTGTTCCAGCACCACCAGCAGTCACAGTAGGGACTGATGTGCCAGAGAGAGTACCAGCAAGGCTTCCAGCAACACCAGCAGCAGTAGAGGTAATATTTCCATACGGTGCGATTGCTCCAGTTGATATAGATGCAGGTGTAGTGTCAGCAGTGATTAAACTTTCCGAGAATGTAAATGCCTGACCAGCAGTATTAATTGAATATGTTCCAGCACCAGCTACACTACCAAATGTAGATGACTGGATGTTTGTTCCAGAAACAGAGTATTGAGCACCAACTCTTAGTGCTTGGGAAGCAGCAGCATCAACTTTCAATTGAACAGAATCAGTTATTCTTGATGTAATTTCAGCAGCATTAGCAAAAGGCATAACGAAAAAGGTTGCCGCCAGTGCGGTTATTACCTTTTTCATGGGGGGAATCCTCCAATAAAGTTGTTAAGTTCTACCTCTATTTAGACCTAAATATATTTTGGATGCCTTCGGGGTCCACCACAAACAACTCGCTTTTTTAAGGAGAAGTAAAATGATTACCACAAATAGCTTAGATACCTTTTGGAAAGAATATGCTCCTCACGCTGTAGGTCTGGATGACGTGTTCCACAGATTAGATGCTCTATCTGGACACAATATCAATTACCCACCCTACAATTTAATCAAACATGACTCAAGTAATTTCACAATTGAAGTTGCGCTGGCAGGATTTAAGAGAGATGAGGTCGAAGTCTCTACTGAACAAAACATTCTCAGAGTTGCCTCTAACAATGAGGACAAAACTACTACAAGAAATTATCTCCATAAAGGAGTGTCGAAAAGAAGTTTTACAAGATCATGGCAGTTATCTGAAGACGTAAGAGTTAAAGATGTACGTTTTGAAGATGGATTGCTGACCATTGATCTAGAGAGAATTATTCCAGATCACCAAAAACGAACAGTCTATGATATACTGGGAGCATCTGATAAACAGCTTTTAAATGGATAATAGATTTTTATGGATTGACAAAGTAAATTTATCAATAGACTTTTGTGAATCCATGATTGAAAGATATGAATTAGAATCTTTTAAGAAGAATGCTACTACGGTCGGAGGATATACTAATATCCTCTCGGCCACAAAAGTAAATATTACTGAACTTGATTCCTGGAAAGATGTAGATGATCATTTATTTGCATCTTTGAGTCGTGCTCTGGATCAGTATAGAGTATTTTTAAGAGATACCTTAATGCTTGATTTTACCCGCGACTCGTTTATCGATAGTGGATATGAAATAACAAGGTATGTGGGTGATAATGGTGACCACTTTGATTGGCATCAAGATTTTCTTACTAATGATGAATATGGTCATGGTGCTGCTAGATATCTTTCTTATATTTGGTATCTAAATAATGTTGATGGTGGAGAAACTGAATTTGTTAATGGATTTAAGGTAAAACCTGAAGCTGGAAAGTTATTTATTTTTCCTTCTACATGGACTTATCTTTATCGTGGAAAAACACCTCCCCCAGGAACAACTAAATACATATGCACGGGATTTTTATACGCACAATCTAACCCGTATATAAATCAACAACAGAATAATGGAGAAGGGTAATACCTCTCCTTTTTTAATGGAGGACTTATGCAGTTTTATTATAATTTAAATCCGCCTGGATACGAAGGTGAATCTGATTTGGTTACACTGGAAGCTCCGACAGATGTGATGGATGTTATGTTTGGGTATGCACAGCAAATTGCAGAGACTAAAAATATCGCCCATAATAAAGCATTGAAAGATTTGATTCAACAATCAGTTAAAATATTAATGGAGAAAAATTATGACCGTAAAAATCGTAAGACTAAAAAGCGGTGAGGACATCATTTCTGATGTCAAGGAAGTTTATCTAAAGGAAAACGAAGAAAAGATTGCTGCTTTGCAATTTGAGGATCCATTTAGTGTTGCATTACAACAAGATGCTGCATCTATGTTCACGGAAGGAACACCAATTAAAGTCAGTAATCCTAAGGTTCATATGATTTCTTGGATTCCGTTATCGTCAAGCAGAACAGTATATGTAGAACCGGCCGAAGTGGTGTGTGCATATGACCCACATGCTGCAGTATTAGAACAGTATCAACGTATTTTGGAGGCTATCAATGGAAGAGGAAATGATGTTGGAGGAGGCGCAGTTGATGAGTCCCTCAGTTTTGAAAATAGTTTTGTTGAAGCATCGGGATCTATACCTGATTGGGAAGGTGACTGAACTTGACGAAGAACCATCAATTTTAGTTGAAGGATGTTATGAAATTGTAGAGTGTGCTGAGTATGGTTCTGATCCTGAAGATCTAGAACGTCGTGCATATTCTCTAGAAGGTAATCATCTTAAAATTTCTGCTAGAAAAATTGATGAAAGTGCTAGTGAAAAAGATTGGTATGTCTATGAATATATTATTCTTAAAGCATATCCTAAGTTCGCCAACCAGCGAGATCTCTTCTTGACAACTGACTCAATTTTTACTATACTGGATCCTGAACCAGGTGTTCTGGACCTTTATCAAAAAGTGACTGAATGAAATTTTACACAAACATTCAACAGATGGGTGATGATATTCTCTATCGTGGATTCGACAATGGTCGAAGAGTCCAGTATAGAGAAGCATTTTCACCTACTTTGTTTGTTTCTAGTCCTACAGAATCAAAGTATAAAACTCTGGACAGGCAGAATGTAAAACCGATGAAGTTTTCTGGACCTCGTGAGGCACGAGAGTTCATGAAGAAGTATGAGGAGATTCCAAACTTTGATGTCTATGGATACGAACGTTTTGTGTACCAATACATCTCAGATCAGCATTCTGATGAAGTTGATTACGACTTTAAAAAACTTGATATCTATACGATTGACATTGAGGTAGCATCTGAAAATGGATTTCCTGATGTTCAAAGTGCTGCGGAGCAAGTGCTTTGTATTACAATCAAGAATCTCCACACTAAACGTGTAGATGTTTGGGCTACACGGGAGTTTGATGTTCCTGAGGGTGTTAATGTCCACTTGTCGTGGGAAGAATCTGCAATGCTCAAAGATTTTATGTCATTCTGGGCACAGAATACTCCTGACATTGTTACTGGTTGGAACTGCTATCTGTACGATATTCCATATCTTTGTCGCAGGATGGATCGTATCATGGGGGAAAAGTGGGTCAAATCATTTTCACCGTGGAACAAAGTGAACGAACGTGAGATCACAATCATGGGTAGGTCTCATATTGCTTACGACATTTTGGGAGTTTCTTGCTTAGATTATCTTGACTTGTACAAGAAGTTTACTTATACAAACCAAGAGTCTTATCGTCTAGATCATATTGCTTTCGTCGAACTCGGTCAACGTAAGTTGGATCACTCTGAGTTTGATACCTTCCGTGATTTTTATACCAATGGCTGGCAGAAGTTTGTTGAATACAACATCTTTGACGTAGAACTTGTTGACCGTTTGGAAGACAAGATGAAACTCATTGAACTTGCTATCACCATGGCGTATGATGCTAAGGTAAACTTTGAGGATGTATATTCCCAAGTTCGCATGTGGGATACTCTTATCTTCAATTTCCTAAAGAAAGATAATATTGTTGTCCCCCAGAGGAAAGGGAGTAAGAAGAATGATAAGTATGCAGGTGCTTTCGTAAAAGAACCCATCCCAGGTTTGTATAATTGGGTTGTCAGTTTTGACTTGAACTCACTGTATCCTCACCTGATTATGCAGTACAACATCGGCCCCGAGACTCTTTTGCATACAAGGCATCCGTTAGCAACGGTAGATCGTCTCCTTGAAAAGGAATTAGATCTGAGCACTCTGGATGGAGAGACTGTATGTGCCAATGGGGCAATGTATACAACACACTATCAGGGATTTCTTTCTAAGATGATGCAACGCATCTATGATGATCGTACCATCTACAAAAAGAAGATGATTGCAGCAAAGAAGGAGTACGAAAAGAATCCTACTCAAAAACTAGAGAAGGATATTGCCAAGTTCAACAACATCCAGATGGCACGAAAGATTCAACTTAACTCTGCTTATGGTGCCATCGGAAACCAATACTTTAGGTATTACAATCTTCAAAATGCTGAGGCAATTACCTTGTCTGGTCAGTTGTCTATCCGTTGGATTGAGAAAAAGATGAATGCCTATCTCAATAAAATTCTAAAAACTGACGGAGAAGATTATGTTATTGCTGCTGACACTGATTCTATCTATCTCAATCTGGGTCCTTTTGTTGACAAGGTATACAGAGGGAGAGAGAAAACTAATGATCGCATTGTTGCGTTCCTTGATAAGGTCTGTCAAGTGGAATTTGAAAAATTTATTGAAGGTTCTTACAAAGAACTGGCAGAGTACGTGAATGCGTTTGATCAAAAGATGTTCATGAAACGTGAAACAATTGCTGACAAAGGTATCTGGACTGCCAAGAAAAGATATATCCTAAATGCTTGGGATATTGAAGGTGTTCGATTCACTGAACCTAAACTGAAGATCATGGGCATTGAAGCAGTCAAGTCTTCTACTCCTGCACCCTGTCGTCAAAAGATTAAAGATGCTCTTAAAGTCATCATGACAAAAACTAATGATGACCTGATTCAATTCATCGAACAGTTTCGTGAAGAATTTAAGCAGATGCGTCCTGATGAGATAGCATTTCCAAGGAGTGTAAATAATCTAGGTAAATTTAGTAGCCCTGCAACAATCTATGGAAAAGGTACACCAATTCATGTCCGAGGTTCACTACTGTATAATTACTATATTCGAAAGCATAAACTTACTAATCGATACCCTCTTATCCAGGAAGGTGAAAAAATTAAGTTTATCTTCCTCAGAACCCCAAACAAAGTGAATGAGAATGTAATCGCTTTCATTCAAGAGTTCCCTAAAGAACTAGGGCTTGACAAATCAATAGACCATGACTTACAATTCGAGAAAAGTTTTCTAGAACCACTCAAGACAATTCTAGATACCATTGGTTGGAAGACCAAAAAAATTAACACGTTGGAGTTTTTATTCGCATGAATTTCTTACATGATGTAGTAAAGGAGATTGGTAATGAGTATGCTGGACTTGTATCTGATGGTGTCGCTGCGGGTGACTGTGATACTTTTGTCGATACAGGTAGTTATATTTTCAATGCTCTTGTTTCGGGATCAATCTTTGGTGGCATCCCGTCGAACAAGATTACTGCTATTGCAGGTGAATCGAGTACTGGAAAAACCTACTTTTGCCTTTCTGTTGTTAAGCATTTCCTTAACAGCAATCCGAACGCTGGTGTGGTTTACTTCGAATCCGAATCCGCTATCACCAAGTCAATGATTGAAGATCGTGGTATTGATTCCAAGCGAATGATCATCGTTCCTGTTGTTACTGTTCAGGAATTTCGTACACAGGCTCTGAGGATTGTGGATAAATACCTAGACCAGACCGAAAAAGTTAGACAACCTCTTATGTTTGTGTTAGACTCTCTAGGGAATCTTTCAACCACAAAAGAGATTGAAGATTCGTCAGAGGGTAAAGAAACCAGAGACATGACAAGGGCTCAGGTTACTAAATCTGTTTTCCGAGTTCTTACATTAAAACTTGGTAAGGCAAACATTCCTATGCTAGTAACAAATCATACGTATGACGTGGTAGGTGCTTATGTTCCAACTAAAGAAATGGGTGGTGGTAGTGGTCTTAAGTATGCCGCTTCTACTATTATCTACCTCTCCAAATCTAAGGAGAAAGACGGTAAAGAAGTCATCGGGAATATTATCAAGTGTAAAGCACAGAAGTCTCGCTTTACTAAAGAGAATTCCATTGCTGAAACGCGCCTTTTCTACGACACAGGACTCGACCCTTACTACGGACTCCTTGAACTTGGAGAGAAATACGGAGTCTTTGAGAGAGTTGGTAATCGCATTAAGATCGATGGAACGTCCGTCTATCCGAAAACGATTCTCTCAGATCCGCAAAAATATTTCACTCCAGACATTATGCAAGCCCTTGACGAATCGGCAAAGAAAGAATATCTATACGGACAAGGCAATGTAGTATCTCGTGAGGAGGATTATGCAAGCGAACAAACTGACTGATTTAATTAGAGTATATGACTCTGCTATGGATTTAGAACGGTGTGATGCTGTTATAAAAATGTTTGATAAGAATCCAGATTATCACGAGTCAGTTGATAGGGATCTCAGACCAAAATTTCATCAGATGAATATCACATCTTTTACTCGTGATACGCAAGACTTTACTTCAAAAGATCTTGATACACATCAATTTATGGTAAATGCATTTACCACATATGCTCAATTATATTGCACAGATTTATTACTTACTGATGAGCATCCAGCTCAGTATGCTCTTGAAGAGTTGAGAGTTAAGAAGTATGATCCTGGTACAGATCAATTTGCAGAGCATGTTGATGTAGGGAATCACAACTCAGCACGTAGGTATCTGGCTTTCTTTCTTTATCTAAACACTCCTGAAGGTGGTGGACAAACTAAGTTTCCTTATTTAGATTTAACTATTGAGCCAGTTAAGGGTAGAATGGTTGTGTTTCCACCAATGTGGATGTTCCCCCATGCAGGTCTCACTTGCCAGGGATCTGCCAAATATATTTTGAGCACGTATTGTCATTACTTATGATGGATAAACTTGAAACTATTGTTCTGAAAAATCTTGTATACAATGAAAAATTCTGCAGAAAGGTCCTCCCATTTATCAAGAATGAATATTTTGAGACACACGAAGAACGTGTAGTTTTTGATGAGATCAATAATTATGTCCAACAATATCAGACTCAACCACCACTTAATGCTATTGCTATTGAATGTGAACGTAGAACAGATTTAAGTTCTGATGGATTTAAAACCATCGTAGAACTCCTGCAGACGTTTACTGAGGATAAGATTGATTTTGATTGGTTAGTCAATACAACAGAAAAATGGTGTAAGGATAGGGCAGTTTATCTTTCCCTTCTAGAGTCTATTAAGATTGCAGATGGTAAAGATAAAACTAAAAGTCGTGATGCAATCCCTAGTATTCTTTCGGAAGCACTAGGAGTTTGTTTTGATGAGCATATAGGCCATGATTACATTGAGGACTTTGAAAGTCGTTATGACTTTTATCATCGTAAGGAAGAAAAGATTCCATTTGATCTAGACTTCTTTAATAAAATTACCAAGGGTGGTTTACCTTGCAAGACTCTGAACATTGCCCTGGCAGGAACAGGTGTAGGTAAATCTCTCTTCATGTGTCATGTTGCTGCGTCGTCTCTCCTTCTCGGAAAGAATGTTCTCTATATCACTCTTGAAATGGCAGAGGAAAGAATTGCAGAACGGATTGATGCCAACCTAATGAATATCAATATTCAACAACTGCAAGATCTACCCAAACAAATGTATGAAACTAAGATTGTCAAACTTGCTCAAAAGACTGTGGGAAAACTCATCATTAAGGAATACCCCACAGCATCTGCACACGCGGGACACTTTAAATCTCTTCTTAACGAGCTTGCTCTAAAGAAAGGATTTAAACCCGACATCATCTTTATTGACTATCTAAATATCTGCAGCAGTTCTAGGTACAAGGGGACAATTGTCAACTCTTATACGTTTGTTAAAGCAATTGCCGAAGAACTACGAGGACTGGCTGTGGAGTTCAATGTGCCCATCATGTCTGCTACTCAAACTACTAGGAGTGGTTATGGTAGCACTGATGTTGACCTTACTGATACTTCAGAGTCCTTTGGTTTGCCTGCTACTGCTGATCTCATGTTTGCCCTTATTAGTACTGAGGAACTAGAAGCGTTGAATCAGATACTTGTCAAACAACTCAAAAACAGGTATAATGACCCTACGATGAACAAACGATTCATCATTGGCATTGACAGGGCAAAGATGAGACTGTATGATGTTGACCAGTCTGCACAGACCGATCTCGTGGACTCTGGACAACTAGACGATGAACCTGAGGATTTATTCAAGGGTAAATCTCGTAGAAATTTCGCTGATTTTAAGCATTGAGGTATTATGGCAATTAAAAAGAAAGGATTTGCACAACAACCAGAAAACCTAGAGTTTCCTGAAACACTTGGAAATACTAATCAACTTCACTCTCCTGATGAAGATGTGCAAGAAGATCCTGTAGATCTTGAAAATTATTTAAAGTTTGTGGATCTTGTTACTAGCGATGCGTCTAAAACTTATGCTACGTTTTCTGAACGCTTGGATGAGTTGGCCTTGCATAACAATGTAAACATTGAACGACTTCTAACTGGTGCCGTTGGTATTTGTGCCGAAGGTGGAGAGTTTATGGAGATTGTTAAGAAGATTATCTTCCAAGGTAAACCATGGAATGAATCTAATCGGGAGCATTTGATTATTGAACTTGGTGATGTGATGTGGTATGTCGCCCAGGTTTGTCTTGCACTAAATATTTCTGTGGACGAAGTACTGCATACCAATGTTTCCAAGTTACTTAAGCGTTATCCCGAAGGTGTTTTTGATGCTATCGCATCCGAAGTCAGAAAAAAAGGAGACCGATGACGACATTATCATCCAGTATTTTCAGATATCAGAACTTATGGATGCATGGGCCGACGGGTACAATCGTAGGCCCCCTCTCTTCTAAATACTATTGAAGGGTAGGTTCTTTTAAATGGCATCATCGTTAGGAAAAACACAGTTAAAAAAGAGACAAAATGTTGAAGTTTTAGTTGATAAATTTTTTGGACTTGATGATTATGAAAATCATTTTGTAGTAGTTGATGAAGGTGTATTCATTCCTCATGCACTTGTTATTGAAACTAAAGCTGGTGAGTATGCATATGAAGTAGATGACAAAGATCAAAGAGCAAGTGCAATTTCAAGAGTACTTGAGTTCATAGAAGATAGAAGTGCAAAACTATTTTTTACTGGTAAGTATGAAAACACAGGACAAATTAAAACTGTTAGTCTGACCGATTTACAAAAAACATCCGAGTTTGGTGGTCAAACTGGAAAGGGTGCAAAAGTTAATTTAGGTATTCAGTTTGAAAGAGATTTATTTGTATCACTTACTGAACTATATGAGACTGGAAAAGTTGCTGGTAAATATGGTGAAGATGCAAAGAAGATTATTGAGATGGTCGGAAAGGAGATCAAGAAACCACTATCGGGTGTTATTGCAGAAGGAGAGAATAACACTAAAAGACCGTTAAGTGTATCTGGAAATACTATTACATTGGGTAATGGTGGTACTGATTTGGGGCCGATAGTTACTGATATTACACTAGAATTTAATGGTGGAACAAAAGTTTATCTATCATTAAAATATGGATCTACTCTGGCATTTGCCAACATTGGAGTTAGTACATTATTCAATGCAAACAATCTAAAGGCATATAATCTTAGTGCAAATGCTCAAAAAATTGTTGATATTTTTGGATTGAGTACGACTGCATTCTGCGAAACATTCAATAACTATCCACATTCAAAAAAAATACAAAATTATGAAGTTGATGTAACACAGACCTGCAATAAATCTGCATTAGAAAATCTTCTGGAACAGATGGTTGGAAAAGGTTATTGGATGATTCATGGTACTAATTCAAAAGTAAATATCTATGAAATGGATGATAGTTATCTTAGAAGTGCAACTAGTTTAACAGGTAAAATTACAGCTTATTATGGCGGAACCACTGGAAAGGGTAAAAAAGTAATCATTGCATGTGAGTCTGCGAAATATAAATTCCAATTCAATATCAGAAATAAAGCATCAGGAGTATCTCCTACACATATTATGTGTGATTACCAGAAAAAATGACCGCAAATCGTTGGGATTGACATGACTATACCTTTATTACTTTCTGAAAGTATACCCAAAGAAATAAAAAACATTTTAAAGTCTCTTGAAGTTGGTGAACCAGCAAGATATAAAGAATTCACAGGCCAAATTAGATTTGTGTGTGATGAATATATCACAATTTGTTGTGACGAGACATCACAAAAATGTCTTGTAGTTTATGAAAATGAATGGGATGATATTGAAATTGAAGATAAACATTTTTATAATATAAAAGGTTATCATGGCAAACTAAATGATCACCCTGGCAACGAGTTATTACCCAAGAAAAGGTGACTGCATAAATAATAGAGAAGGATTTCCAAAATAAATGAAAAGTTATAGAGATTTTCTAAGCGAAGCAAAGAAGAGTGGAGCTGCATCAGAGGCAGAGAAACTCGGACTTGTTCATGTTGGATATGGTAAGTATGCAAATCCTAGAACAAAAAAAGTTGAGTATCGTTCTGATGGTGGGATGAAACTTGTAAAGGTAAATCCTAAGGATTCTGGACTTCCTACTGATCATCCTGCAGCACCAGAACAAGATCCTGCCAAGAATCCA